GGCTTGTCGTTGGCGTTGTCCGCCATGGATGACTCCTCGTCGGCTTCAGCCGCGATGGCGACGCTGGTCTGCGAATCAGCGCCCAGAGTGACAAACGAAACCTCCCGCAAACTGGAGGCTTTGACGATCCGCACCGGCCCGATGTGGGCGGTGCCGTTGACTGTGGTGACGGCGTCGGCGTCGATCTTCTGGTGCCGGCGAACATCGGCACCGACTGACGCCTGGAACTGGTAGCCGTTGGATGCGAGCGCGAGCACCTGGCGGGCGTTCTCGTTGTCCGCCAGGATCTCGCCCTCGACGATGATCTGCCCGTTCTCGACGAACGGCCGACCCTGCCCGAGGATGCTGCCGAGCGTGTAGTCGTGGCCGAGCACCACCGGCACGGTGGCAGGCAGTTGCATCCCGGCGACGTCGATCACGACCGGCTCACGGCTCCAGCCCTGCCGGATCTGCGAGCCCGTGTATGCCACGATGCGGAACTTCTTCGGGCCGGGTGCCGATTCGCCTTCGGCGGCCTGGAGAAACGTGACGCCGGAATCAAGCTTGATTGCGTTCAACGATTGGCCTCCTGTGGCTCGCCGTCCTCATCCAATTGCCCGCCGTAGTTCACCTCGGGCGTGAGGTCAACGAAGATGCCGAGCTCCTTCATCAGTGCGATCTCGGCGGCACGCTGCCGCAGTTCGACGTCCCACTGCTTGCCCTGCTTCGCGTACTCAGCGGCAAGCGTGGTGGTGTTGGATCGCAGCCGCGTCTCGGCGGCATTCGCCTCTTTCGCCGGGTCGACGTGCTCCTTGCCGTCCCACTGCCACGCCCATTCCCATTCAGAGAACGGCGGCAGTCCTTCGGGAAGCAGCCCGACGAGCGTGGCTTCGTTGACCCACGCGGCCAGCAGACGGTCGAGCATCGTTCGCTCGATGTCGTCACGCATGATCTTCTGCGTCGTCGCGTAGACCTGATGATCCATGCGACCGCTGGCGTAGTTGTAGGACGAGCTATCGAGGGCAGCGACGTTGAACGGCAACTGCAAGCAGCGGGCGATTTCGTTGAGGATCTCGCGCTTGAACATCGCGTAGGTGCTGGTCGGCTGCTCGGCCTTGAGCTGCTCGAACGTCCACCCGTCGGGCAACGTGACCATCGCTCTTTTCTCGATGGGCATCTCGGCGAACGCTTCGACTTCGTCCACCTCGGCGGCCGGCGAGTTGGTCCGCAGGAAGCCGGCGAAGTCGGCAGCCGTCTCGGCAGCGGCACACACGGCTTCCGTGTAGCGCCGCAGTTGGGCAAACAGACGCAGAGCAGGCGTCACCTCGGGCAGCCCGCGGTGCTGGCCCGGCCGGATAGGCCGGAACCAATGCACCATCTGCGCCGCCGGAACACGCTGGTACTCGAGCGAGTTGACGTGGAAGTTGCTGCCGGGGTGGTACGAGAGCACCCGGTAGGCGGTCACGTTGCCGACGGTGTCGAACTCCAGGCCGTCGACGATCGACCCGTCGGGCGTCACGGTGCTCGTGACGTTGGCCGGCGTCGAAACCATCTCAGCCTCGACGAGCCGCAAGTCGAGTTGCACACCCGGCAGCCGTGGATTGGTGATCATCATGGCGAAGGCTTCGCCGTCGACGACGAGTGCCTCACGCATCGTCCGCAGCTTGCTCGCCAGATCGATCTGCCAGGTCCAATTGAAGAACGCACGCTCAACGCCGCGGGCCGCTTCGGCACCGTCCAGCAGTTGCAGCCGCGGACCGGTGCCAACAAGGTCGTTCGCCAGCGTGGCGGACATGCCGGCGAGATAGGAGTTGTTGGCCCGCTCGTAGCGAGCACGATTCCGCAGCACCCGCCGCTTCTCGGGCGACAGTGCGGTATCAGCGGCGAAGGCGTCGGCGTTGGCCCAGTGCCGGCGATCGTCGCCACTCTCGGCGGCGTCGAACTTCGCACGCACACGCACCGGCATCGCCACCGGCGGCTGCGGCTTCGCACGGCCCATTAGATTGCCGAAGAGCCCCACTACGTCGCCCCTGGCGGGATGAGCTTGTTGAATCGCAGCCCGCGGCGGACGTTGCCAGTGCCGCTGGCCGCCTGGCGGGCCGAGAGGTACTTGTCCGCCTCGATGAGTGCGGAAACGTCCTGGGCCTCGACCTCGCCCGCATCCGTGCGGACGCGCTTCGGGCCGGATGCAACCTCGGCCAACTTGTTGCGCAGTTCTTCGCTCATGCGGTCACGCTACGCAGTGGCGAGCGAGACCGTGACCGGGTGTGCCGTTAGGCCGGCACCCACTCGTCGCCTTCTCGGCGATAGCGGCGGACGTCTTTGCATCCCATTCGCCTGGCGATCGACTCGGTCGCCTCGTTGAACACTGCCAGCGGCTTCGCCCTGTCGATCGCCCTGTGAGCCATGAGCGTCTGCGATAGCGCCGAGGCTATACCGCGACGCCGCCACCGCTCGTCGACGTACTGCTCGAGCGTCTGCATGTCCTGCCAGTTGTGCGAGCACGCCCATCCCACGAGCCCGCCGTCGACATGGCAGACGGCGATCGGCGTGATGCTGCTCGCCTCGCCGGCGAAGACGTCCGCCACCTCAGACGAGAACTCGCTGCCGGGGCGGGTGAGCCGAGACCGGATTGCCAACAGGTCACGCGGCTCCAGACCGTCGAGAGCGAGGATGCTGATATTCACTTGAGCCTCTTGACCTGGATCACCTTACGGCCGTTTTCGCCGGTCGGGATTGTGACCTTGCGCCGCTGCCGGCCGCCCGCCTCTGTCGCTGTCGGCTGCACGCCAGCGATCGACGCCGCTACTGCCGCACCGACGAGGCAGTCCCACCAGTGATTCTCGCGGCCCGCCTGAATCCGCCACTCGTCCACGACACGAGTCTTGCTCTCAACTCGCACCGGATATTCACTCGTCAGATGCTCTAGCAATAGGTCGTGCTCGCCATGGTGCAGCGTCACCGCCTCAAGATCACCGACTGCCAGTCGCAGCCGCGCCGACACAAACGTCTTCCAGTAGTTTGTGTCGTATGTCGCCGACCGCTGCCCCTCGCTCACCTGGCCGACGAGCCAATTGAGCCCCAGCCTGTCGCTGCGGCCTCGCTTCTTGGCAATCGGATTGCCGCTGGCCCCGATGCCGCGGCCATGGCTTGGAAGGATGTTGTTGGCAAACTGGGAGTGGCGGCAGAACGTCCGCACCGTGTCGGTCGACTGCCCGTAGTTGGCGTCGATCAGCATCTGCGAGATACGCATGGCTGTGCCGTCCTCGCGTTTCCAGTCGCGAGACATGAGCAGTCGCGTGACTGCCTCCAGTCCGGCGTGCCACGCCGCATGATCGCTGCCGACCTTGGCGGCCCGCTGTAAGGTCTTCTTCGCGCTTGCTGCTTGAAAGAACGCCGACGGCTGGTCTGGGTAGGCGCCGTAAGCGAGCACATGACCTCCGAAAGAGTCGCTCCACGACGCCACGAGCCAAAAAAGCACCTTTTGCTGGACGTCGACGAAAGCCGTCAGCGTCTGGTGAGAAAGCGGCACAATCCCACGCTCCAACGGTACGGCCTTCGCCGCGAGCGCACGCTTGTCGAGCCGCTCGCTTGCCAGGTCGTCGGCGAGCGGCTGATTCTGGTATTCGGCCGCAAACGCCGTTTCGCCGCGGTCGATCCGCAGATTCCAAGCGTGCTGTATGGCCGACAGCTCGTCTTCGTTCTTGCGTTCCGGCCATGCAACCTTTGAGCAGGCATCCATCTCGGCCTGCCGTGAGCGGTAGAACTCCGTGGCCTCTCCGGTGCCTTCGCCGCTGCGTTGTCCCTGGCGTCGCATCTCTGCGTACTCAAGCCAGAGATCCTCGGCTGTCGGCCACTCGTAGACGAGCTTTGTTCGCTCACCCTGCCACGCCGGGTGCTTCGCCCGATCGAGCAGACGGTCGGCCAAGTCGTCTGGCCTGATCACTGTGATGGTCGCCAGCCCAGCAATCTTTGCACCAGGGCCGGCGAGGCCGAGGATCGCCCCCTTGATGATCCGCTCGCGATTGTCGCACTGGCTGGGGCTGTTCGCAGAGTCGTCAGTCTGCGGGTCGTCGATCAGCACAAGCGACGGCCGCAGCGTTTTGCCGTCGGCACGAATGTGCTGCGCTCCACGGATACGGCCTGTAATGCCGGCAACACGCACGGCTGCGCCGGCCGACGGCGCTCCAGGTATCCACGGCAGCGTGATTTGGTCGGCAGTCCACTCAAGCTGCGTGGCCTGCCCTTGGTACGTCTGGCCCTTCGCCCGCTGTGCTATCCGCTCGAGTGCTCTGATCGGGTAGCACGCAGCCGGAAAATCATCTAGCAGGCCGTCGTTGGTCTCCAGATGCACCTTGATAGAGTCGAGCATCTGGGAGGCTATCGCCTGGTCGGCACCGACAAGCATGACGAACGGCCGGTGGCCGTAGACGAGCGACCAGATGCAGGCCCAAATACACACCGTACTCTTACCGCTGCCGCGTGGCATTGCGAAGGCATAGAGCTCGCCACGCAACACGGCGGCCTCGATCCGCTCAATCGCCCGCAAATGGTCAGGCGACCACGCCAGCGGAAACGATTCCGCGGCGTATGTCTCGCAGAACTGTCGGAAGTCCAGCTGGCAAGCGTCGCGGCGGGCGACGTCCTGCACTGGCGGCAGTTCGCCGATGTCACGGGCGGTCTTGGTGATCGAGCGAGAACGTGCGCCGGCGGCTGCCTTCGCCTGGTCGTAACGCTTCCTGGCTGCGTCCTCGCGTTGCGTCCGATCCTGGGAGCGGGCCAATGGTCACCTCGTCAACCGGCCGGATCGCCACCGGCATTCCGGCCAAAAACAGTCTGCAAAACGGGCTGATCGCAGTGCCTAGGAGCGGCTGCCCGGCCGCCAAGGACCCGCCCCCACCGCCGTGGGGGCATGGCGGTTGCCGCATTTTGCAACAGCTATCCAAACGCCTTGTTTTCTAGTGCTTTGCGCACATTGCATACGTTTCACGCTTGTTTTCTAGGCATTTTCGTGCGCGACGTCAGCGATCCTCACCATCGTCATCGCTTCATCGCCATAAGATTTCGCAACGCTCAATCGCATCACGTTCGTATCGTCGAACGAATCACCCAACGCATCGAGCACGGCCTTCGCGATGTTGTCAACGTCTGGCCTTGGCAGCTTCGGTGCATCGCTCTTGAGCCCTTTACGCGTCCTGTGTGACTTCGGACGCTCAAACACTGCCACGATGTCAACGAGCAGCGTATCGGACGTCTGACGCAATCCTGCGGCCTTTGCGTGCAACGCAATCGCCTCACGATACGCATGAACGGGATGCCTTGAAGGGACGTATGCCCGAGCGAATCCGCCATGCGTCGAGATCCTCGCCCGCGGCTGCGGTACTGGATTGCCCGGTACTGTGAAGGCGATCGTGTTCACGCACCCACCACATTCACCCAGCGAAACACCTCACGCACGGCGTAGCCGACGTGCACCTCGCCACGCTCGTAGACGTGCAGGCACGAGCCGAGCCTGACGTGGAGAATCCCGGTGGCCTTGGCGACGATCCGCAGATCGCCGTCCAGAGGGCCACCGAGAAACTCCACGGCGTAGACCTCGCGTCTGTAATCGTTCAGTTGCCGCTCACGCTTGGTCACGCTGTTGTCCTTCACTCGTAGCGCACGACGGCGACCCAGCCACGACGAGCCGGACACCATGCGGTGCCGATCTCACGCACGCGACGCTGCCCCCAGAAACATGCGTTTCTGCACGCCGCATCGGGGCCAGCCGTCGAGAATCCCAGCCCTTCGTAGCCGCCGCCACGACGGCCGCAGTGCGAGAACGTGTTGGTGGCTGCCAACTGATCGGCGTGGTCTTGGGCCGAGACGACCGTGACGTTCTGCACGACGACCTTCGGCTGCCGAATGCCGCAGCGGCCGTTGATGCAGATGGTCTCCGACCTGGCCGTCGGCAACGCACACGACAGCAGGAGCAGGGCAAGAATCAAACGCATGGCATCATCCTCCGTGACGCGAGCCGCTCCGTGCGGCTGCATGGATGTCACGGTAGATGGCGTGTCAAGCAACGCGCTCAAACGCGCCGTCACGCCACGAATAGCACCTGATGCCGGCGGTATATGACACCGGGGGGGCGGCACTTTTTCCACACGCCTGACCTGGAACTGAGCGCACATAACTCAATGATTTATGTGCGCTCAGTGCGATGAACCCTTTCGTTTTTTTCTCATTTGTGCGTACTTAACGCACTCCGCGCACATAAATGCTGATATTTTCGTGCGCGGAGTGCGCGCAGTTTGTGGCGTCAAACAACACGCCAAATCGCGTGCTCGTGCTTTTGCCCAGTTCTGCAACTCACGCGAGAATGAACCAGGAATTGCGGCGGTGTCCAGCCTTCAGTGTCACAGTCTTCGGGCCGACTGCGACTTTTTCGAATCTCATAGGCTGCTGCATAGATTTCGTCTGCCGTTAGTTCTTTAGCCGTTTTCTGGCGTCTCCTCGCTGGCAGCTTTAACCTAAGCCGAACATTCATGACATAGCTTTGCGAGCAGCCCAAGGCGGCGGCAATCGTGGAACACGTCTCGCCGGCCGCCCAGAGCTTCCGCAGCAACTCGATGTCGTAGCGGCACGAGTTGAGCTTCGACACACTCACTCCTTCGCCATCGGCATCACGATCTGGCGGCAGTCGCCGGCCTTGAACACGACGGCCGACCGATAGTCCTTCGCCTCGATGGTGACAGTCTCGGCCTGGTCGATCGTGCGGAGCCACTCCAGCACGAAGACCGGAACGAGCTTCACAGTCGTCGCATGGCCCGCCTCGACAATCTCGCACGTTGCCGACGACACGCCGAACGATGACGAGCGACCGCTGATGGCGATGCCGTCAGCCGTGAACGTCCAGTCCGTGCCTTTGCTGTCCTCGCTCGTGCAGACGCTCGCCATGGAGCACGCGTGAGCCAAGGCACCGGCGATCGCCAGCGTCGGCGAGACCTTGTGCGACACGTCCACGTCCCGCCACCTCGGGAAGCGGCCTTCGATCAGCCGGGCGTAGATCCTCGTGTCGTCGACCGTCGCTACGAGCTCGCTCGGCGTCGACTCCAGTTGCACCGTCTCGCCGGTGGCTGCCAGACGCACCAGCACGTCAACGGCACGGCGTGGTGCCAGCGTGGTGCTGTCGTCGGTGGCCTGATCGACCTCGCACTCGGCGATCGCCAGCCGGCGGCCGTCAGTCGCCACGAGCGACAGCGTCCCGGACTTCCACTCGATCAGCACAGCACCGAGGGCGAATCGGCTCGACTCGTTGTCCGTGGCGAATCGCACCGTCGACGCCATCGTCCGCCACTGGTCCGCCGGCAGCCGGGCGATCGCCTTCGACTCGACGTCAGCCCGGCCGGGGAACTCGAGCGGATCTTCGGTCGGCAACACCCACTCGCCGTTTCCGGCCCGAATCGTCGCCTTCGTCCCGTCGGCGGTGATCTCGATGTCGTCCACCGCACCGGCGGCGTTGACGATCGCCGTCAGCCGCTCGTGCGGCAAGAGCATCGTCACGTCGGCACCGGGCAGTGGTGCCTCGATGCGAAGCTCCAGATCCGTCGCTGTGACCGTGCCGTCCTTGAACAGCACGTTCGCGAGAACTGGATTCGGGCCGCGGGCGGCAACTGCCGGAGCCACGGCAGCGAGAGCCCGTTTCAAGTCACTTGAGGGAATCGTGCACCCGGTGCCACCGCGCCGCTTCGTCCTTGTCGCTGTCGTCATGTGTCGAATCCTTTCGCGTCAGAGAAACACCCACTGCAATGCCGAGAGCGAACATGCCCGCGGCGATGAGTTGTCCTGCGGCTAGAGCCACCAGTTGATCGAAGGTCATAGCCCCGCCTCCGTCCGTTCGTTCAGTGCCGCCAGTTTCAGGCAGCGGTCAAGCGTCGCCTCAAGAGTCAACGCCGCCACCTCCAGCAGAATCCGGTCGTCGTCGCTGACGTCGTCGTCCCACGCCCGCTGAAACAGTGCCGCCACGACGTCGAGGGGTGGGGGGAGGTGTTTCATTTGGCCGCCTCGGTGAGCTCAATCCCGCGATGCTTGCCGGGCGTGCGGCGGATGAGCCCCTTTTTCTCCAAGGCTCGCAAATGGCACGTCACGCCGTGCGGCGACTTGATGCCGAACTGGGCCGCGATCTCGCGGACGGTCGGCCCGTAGTACGCCGAGTTGGCGGCGATGAACGCCAGCACTTCGGCCTGGCGGGCTGTGACTGTGGTGGCGATGTCGGTCATGTGGCGTCCTCCTCGGCGATGTCTGGAACGGGATGAGCAACGCCCCCGAGGGGGGCGTCAAAATCATTTGCTCGCGGGCGGCGAGCGGACGGCGGTTCAACACCGCCGTCCGGCGTAGCCGCACTGGTATTTCCACTGGTATTCACTGGAATACCACTGGATAAGACTGTATTGCGCGCACAGAGTGTGCGCGCCCTGCGCACGAGTGGTGCGCGCGCTGCGCACGGCTCGTGTCCACCCTGCGCACCACTCGTGCCCGGGGTGCGCACACCTTGTGCGCAGTGGTGCGCACCACTCGTGTCCGGGGCGCGCACGGCTCGTGCGCGCCCACAGACCACAAAACGACTCTTGCCCGTCTTGCCTGGGCTGCCCGCGTGCTCGACGACGCCGGCCTCGATCAGTTGGGCCATGCCCCGACGTACCGTCGTCGCCTGTACGCCGATTACACGGGCGACGTGCCGCATGGAGCATCGAACCTCGCAAGTCGACCAATCGGCCGCGTAGAGGACGAATAGGGCCACCAGGCGGCCTTCGCTCCGCAGGCTTGCGATCGACCCGTCCTCGAGCATCTGCCGCCAGCGGCGGCGCAGCTCGCCCTTGCGGGATGGCTTCTTGCCGGATGTCATGGCGTCGCCCCTTGCTTCTCTGGGGCGAACGACGAGAACTCAGAAAACTCCGGGATGACGATCGCGTCCTCGAAATACTGGTAGCGGCCGTGGAACCAGAGCTCGACGTCGCCCATCTGGCCCTGCCGCAGCTTCTTGCACCGCCACTCGACCTTGATTTCCCCGTCGGGGCCAACCTCACCGGCCCGGTGGCCGAAGAGGAAGTTGTCGACGTCGAAATCAATCTGATTTGACCCCTTCCCGATGTTGCCGATCTCGGTGTTGGCATCGCATCCCTTGGCGATGTTCGTGACCAAGAGCGTGGCAATATTCCGGGCCGTCGTGATCTCGCGGAGTTTCAGCAGCACCTCGTTGATTTCGCCAGTTTTGTCCTGGAAATGCCGCGTCGACCGAACAAGCTGGAGGTAGTCGACGACAAGGAGTGACGGTCCATCCTTGGCGACCGCACGCTCGATCCGGTCGATCATGAGCGGCGCCTCGATGATCTTCAGTCGCGTGCCGATCGCATTGGCGAGCTCTGCGGCGATCCTGGTGCTCGGCTGCCTCTTCTTGATGACGTCCTGAAGCGTCAGTTGCTCGCTGGCCCCGCCGTAGTTCGTGATCGCTCGTGCGGCGAGCGCCTGCCTTGTCATTTCGCCAAGGCACCATGCCGCCACCATGCTCGGGTTGTGCAACAGGCACTGCACGACCAGTTGCAGCGCCAGCGCCGACTTGCCCACGCCAGGGGCCGCCGCCAGCGCAGTCATCTGCCCGAGCGGAAGACCGCCATCAAACAGCTTGTCGAGGCACGGAAGCCCGGTAGGTAACGCCGGCGTCTCTTCCTGGTTGCGCCAAGCCTCGATGGCGTCCATCAGTGTCGGAGTTGGCGTCTCGTCGGCTGCGTCGGCAACAGGCA